TATAGGTTTAGTTGTCGTGTATCGTAATTTTAAAGCCACTATGCCTTAAAATAGGTTTAAATGATATTATCTACTTTTGGTTGTATCTATAAGTAGTTCTATGTAGTGTTTAGCTTTTTCTAAGTCGTTTACACCACCCTTCTCTTTAAAACGTAGCACGTACTTTATAATGTTTCCTTCTACAAATCCAATATTATTTTTGATGATAAATTCTACTGGGGAAATTTTATATTTAAGGTAGTGATTTCCACCAACTTGTTTTTTAAATGACTTCATAGATAGTTCTTCCGTTTCCTTTGTATGCTCTAAGATACATTTTACGATTACCTGATGGTTTGTAAGAACAATGTACCCACCCAGAATTAGGTTCTTCAGCTTTCCAAAATTCTAATATGCACTGGTCATAATCTAAGTGATTAACTATCCAGTCAGAAACTTCTTTGTTAGGTATTCCTAAGAGTTCAAAGTCACAAGCTTCACCTTTGGTATGTTGTGAGGTTACAGAACTTCCTATGGCTTTGCATAACTCAGGAGAACGATAGCCAGAAGTAATTGTAATTGGTTTGTCAAAATGATTTCTTACAGGTTCTAAAATAAATTGGCATACATTTTGTAGATTAACCAGAACTTCATCAGTTGGAGTATTGTCTATCTGTAATCTGATTGCAGTATCAGAATAGATAAATTCTCTTAGAGAAAAATTTAAACTAACTTGCCTATCCATTTGCCATCTCTATTTAAAACACAAGGTGCTAATTTTGGTTGTGAATCTATTATTAAACCAGTTCCAATTATAAATCTAGTTTTAAAATTCTTAGCATATTCAAAAGCTAAAGATTTTTGATCTATTAAACAACCAACTTGCATACCCCAAAATAAGTTATCTGGATTTGCCCAGTATTCAATTTTAAATTTAGTATGAAAATGTCCTTGAACACAATTCATTCCATTGGTTTGAGAAACTTTTAAAACATCAGCAGATCTTCCGTGAGTGAATAAGCACCTTTGTTTATTAGGTAAGGTAACTGTTAAATCATCAATCCACTTCCATCTTTTAGTTCCTAAAAATTCTCCGTATTCTTTTAAGTAAGCTCTAGGCATACCATGTTTTAATGCTCGTCTATAAACCATTGATGAATGGTTGGAATCTATTTCAATTAATTCAGGAAATATTGATTCTAATTCTTTTACATAATCTTTTGCTTTAGCTAATTCGTGTCCAGCAGAAAATAAATCAGGGTTTGAATCGTGGAATGATAAAGCGTGGTGGTCCAATAAATCACCTATAGACATTACGAATGTTGGCTTATATTGTTTTTTTAACTCTTTTAAAAAATCAAAAGAATCTTCTCTATGATATGGTAGGTGCAAATCTGAAATAATCAGAATCCTTCTAGTGTCCATAGACTACCTATTAGTTGTATTCGTTTTATTTAGCAAGAAATATTGTTATTAAAGCTAAAGCTAAACTTCCAGTAGCAACAAGTATAGACCAGTAAAGGTTTTCTACCTTTTTCTCTAATTTATACATTGATGTACTGAGTATTCTTATTTCTCTTTTAATTCCTGTGATATGCCCTTTAAAAGCTATTAATTGTTCGTTTTGTGTTCTTGCCATTGTCGTTTAAGCATTTGCAAGACTTTAGCAAGACACACCCACCAATCCAAAGTTTGTAAATGCAATTAATATTATGCAGTGTGTTTATCAAACTATTGTGTTTTAATAAAGTTATTTGTTAAAAGTCTTTTGTATATCCGAATACCAGTCTTTATAAAACTTCTGAACATCTTTTAAATATGTTTCGTAGTTTTGTTTTAGTTCTTCGTATGTCGGTAGTTTAAATGTAAACATTTTATTCTCCGTTAGTTTAGGAGTATATAATGGTGCAACGCACAAAAATCAAGACTACTTAATGTTTAAATGTTGTTTAACTGATTCAATAATGTACTTAGCAATCTCCCACTTCCATTCTGCGTATAAGCCAAGCACTAGTCCAATAATGAAATATATCATAATATTAATTCTGTTAATTGTTTGTTGTCTCCAATAGTTCCTTTAATGAATACATTAAAAGCTAAACTAATTCTAGTGTTATCTCCTTGTTTAGTTTCTACCATGTGAGTTAGTGAAGAAGGGAATAGTATCACATCTCCAGTCTTTACAGGAAACCACCAAGTTTCTGAGTTCCATATATTGTAATCTTTTACTTCTGGTTTAATAATTGAATAAATATCTTTTTTATAAAATTTAATCTTGTCAAATTTTTCATCACCATTAACATAAAATACTCCTGAAATTAATGAATTTGGGTGTTCGTGCCTATGATGATATTGATTTGTTTCAGTATAATTTAACCAAGATTGCGTAATGTAAGGTGTAATTGATTCTGTTGCAGATATAACTTTATCAAAATAATCTTGTACTCTTAAATCTAAATCTGTTTTTAAATCTTTAAATGCTTTATGATTTAAAATGTAGTTATCATTAGATGTTGTGTTACCTTCGTTATTGTAAGTATCTAATTTAATCTTATCAATAAATGATAATTCTTTATTTGTAAGTTCTCTATCTAATTTAGATATGTAAATCGGTGTTGGGAATATCCCATTAATGTTAGCTTCCACTTTCCTTCCTTTCGTTTTATTCTGTTTTAATTTCCCAATTTATAATAGATTCATTCCAAGAATAATACTGATTTTCTTCTAATTCTGTTGTTGGTTTAGAAACTGGTGCTTCCCATCTACAAGTATCTTCATTTAATATCCAAGAGTTAAAAGGTTTAGGTGCTATAAAAGCATCTCTTGTTTGGTCATATTGATAACCAATACCAGCAAAATTTTTTCTAATTTTATTGTTGTAAGAAGTTTGTTTCCAAACATCTCTTGTATTGTAAAGTTTATTAATAAAATCTACCCCAGCTTGTTCAGTAGTCGCAATATCATTAGATACTACGATTACTTGTTCAACTATATTTCCTACTCCTAATTTTGCAAAGTGTGCCATAAATTATCCTGTTATACTTCCTGATGAATTAAATACTATAATAGTGTCAGAACCTGATGTTGTAACTGTTGGAGAACCTGTTGTAGTTCCTGAATATAATGCTGTTGGCATACGAAGTATTACAACTCCTGAACCACCTGCACCTCCAGTACCATCATCTCCTCCACCTCCACCTCCACCACCTGTGTTTGCTGTTCCTGCTGAACCTGTACCCAAGTCTGTTTTAGAACCATTTCCACCTCCTCCAGTACCTCCAGTACCTGCAGTACCACTAGAAGTGTCTCTTGACCCACCACCTCCTCCACCTGCTCTTGTTACAGAAGAACCTGTTATTGAAGAAGCTAAACCATTACCACCATTTCCTCCGACTGCATTACTTCCTCCAGTACCATTAGTACCAACTGCTGAAGCACCTCCTCCTCCTCCTCCTCCTTGATGTGGAGTACCTCCACTACCATTACCACCAGCATATCCTTGATTAGCAGTTCCTGAAGCACCAGCATTATTTGGTGTAATACCTAACCCACCGCCACCTGAACCACCACTATTTGCTAAATCTCCTGTTGGTGCTGTTCCATAAGTACCTCCACGACCACCACCAGTAGATGTTATTGTTGTAATTCCTGTTCCTGAAATAGAAGAATTAGTACCATTAGTTGATAAAGCACCTATATAAACTCCCCCTGTACCTCCAGCACCAATTGTAATTGTATAAACTATTCCACTTGCAAATTCTAAAGGTGATTCTGAACTTCCTCCACCTCCTGATGTTTCTGTTGAGAATGAATTTCTATATCCTCCTGCACCTCCACCACCACCTCTATTTCCACCTGCACCTGCACCTCCTGCTACTACTAAAAAATCTACTGGTGATGGTGATAAAGCATCTGTTCCTTCATTAATTCCTGATGTTGCTAACCAACCTTGTGTTGAATCTATATAAACTAAAGTTACTCCTTCTCTATCTCCTGATAATAATAAATTAGCTGTACCACCTTCTAATTTATTTGAATTAGGATTTATTGTAAGTGCGTTTGTGTCAAAAGTCCCTGCATAATCTACTAGTGCTACTTGTTGTCCAGCACTTGGTGTAGCTGGTAATGTTACTGTGAAAGCAGAAGATGTTGTATTACAAAAATATCCTTCTCCAGCAACAGCAGTAAAACCAGAAGTCTTAACTGAAGATTGCCAAGCAATACCAGAAGCAGGAGTTGCGAATGATAATACACCAGAACCATTTGTTGTTAATACTTGTCCATTAGTTCCATCAGCAGTAGGTAATGTAAATGTTAAATCAGCAGATAAAGAAGCTGGTGCTTTTAATGCTACATAGTTTGTTCCATTAGCTGTTGTTTCACGAAAGCGAATTTCTTTTTGATTATCTAAAATTAAATTTACTGTTGTTGTATTTGCTGAATCTGAAAGTGTTAAAACTGTTCCTGTTGCAGTTGTTGATAGTCCAGTTATTGATACTGTTGAATCTAACCAATTTACTGTGTTAGCTGAATGGTCAATAGTTGCTAAAGATATATCATCTGCACCATCATAATATTTTAATGTAGGTGTAGTTGGAGAAGTTGTGTCTAACCAAAGCTGACCAGCAACAGCACCTGTTGGTCTTGATGTTCCTGAATTTGTTGTTTGGATTGCCGATAATGCGTTGTTTAAATCTGTTCTAAATGCAGGGAAACCCTGATTCGCTATGTTATAATCGTGTTGTGCCATATTCTATCTAATATCCTTTAGCTAAATAATCAAAAGTTTTAGTAACTCCTGTACTAGCACTATTTTTAAATGCTACATCAAAACCATTAACAGTTTTATTTGAAATTGTAAAGAAATCTCCTGTGTTTAATCCTTGTGCTGTTATTCCAACTGCATAAGAATTAGAATAAAAAGGTAAAGTAAATACAACATTATAAGTTCCTGTCCCTGAAACAATATCATTACCACTAAATATTCTATCTGGCATATCAATACTTACTGATAAAGCACTAATAACTGGAGTGGAAGCTAAATCAAATGATCTTAATGTTACTCTAAACTTGTAATATCTTGCTGTGTAATCGCCAACTACAAAGTTTCTGAATGTAGTATAAGTTATATTGTCATTAGATAAAGCAATCTCAATATGAGCATTACAATTAGCAGGAGTATCGCCATCAAAGTTAGATTGTGCGTCATCAAAATCTCCAGTTCTTAAATCAAATAAGTCATCTAAGTTATCAGATGTTTGTGTAATAGAAGCAGTTACTCTTGAAGTATAAACTGCACCTATATCTATTGGACTTGAGAATAAATAAGTTCCTTCAGAATATAAGTCATAAGAAGTTACACCAGAATCAAAGAATGAAGTTCCTGAATCAAAGTTTCCTGTTGCACTATCAAATAATTCTGACGAGTCTAATCTTAATGTGCCATCAGAAACAACTGTTTGAAATTTAGTTCCTGAGAATGTAGGTGATTCAGTTTGTGTTGCAACAGCATTGTAGTTTCCTATTGCTAATACATTTGTTTCAATGATTGTTTCATTAGAAGAAAAGTTACCATTTTTATCTACTGCTTTTATAAGATATGAACCTACTCTTGCTGGAACTGTAACTGATGTAGCTGGTCTTGCAACTTTTTCAACTAAAGAAACTGAGTTAGCCCAAGAAGCACCACTTGTTTGTGTTGAATATCTTATTTGATAGTATGCAAGATCTAAGTCTGTAATTTGTTGCCAAGATAAATGTGCATCTCCACCAATAATATTACACGAAAAATCTGTTACATCAGAAGGTGGTGCTATTCCACCAACAATAGTTCTTGTTGCAGATGTGTAAGTAGAACCAACTCCTAATGTATTAAATGCTTTTACTCTTACGTTATAAGTAAATCCATCTTTTACGTTTAGTATTCTTTGAGTTAAACCAGAACCTTGTCCAGCAATAATATAATCTGTTTCTGTACTTAGTTTATATTCTACTTGGTAGTAATCTACAAAGCTATCTGGTGATGCACCTATTGTTACATCTAAAGCAGTAATAACAACTCCGTCTGAGTATTCAATTAGTTGGTCATCTAGAGTAACTGAAGCTGGTGCTTGAACATTATTAGGATTTGGTAATGTTGTATCAGCTATTGTTGGTGCTTCTGCTTTTTCTGACCAAGTATAGAAATTATCTTGATGTTCAATTAATTTTAAAGAAACTGTTGAATCTGTATTTATACTTAATCCATAAATTCTAAATAATTTAGAACTAAATCCACCAGTAGTATAAGTTAAATCAACTAAATCACCTATTGTTAAATTAAGTGCTTCAGAAGTTACCATAACTTCTACAGCTAAAGCATTTCTGGATCTTCTTAATATAATCTCGCATAGTTCCTCAGCTTGATAAGGATTTGTAATTCCTTGAAAAGTAAAATTTCCTTCTAATAAAGTTCCATTATCTTCAGCTAATAATGTTGCGTGTTGATCTCCAACTGGCAAAGCTGAATCGTCTGCTGGTGGATAAGTTATAGTATCTTCTTGCCACTCTTTATCAGGATTTACAAATGTTCCTATTACTCTGTTATATTTAGTATTTTTCTTTTCACCAAATATTTTAATTCCACCGATAATATTATCTTTGTTTAAACTTAATTGTGATGAACCAGTATTTTCAATAATTAAGAAATACTTACCTTGTGTATAGGTAAATATTGCTCTCATTGGATTTAATAATTCTCTTACATTGTCTATAACTTTTTGTTCAGTATCTAAAACTATATTTGTTTCAAATAAATCTATATCTGATGGTGCTGAAGTGTATGGTGTTACTTGTGTATCACAAATATTTGCACTTGTTTTAAATGAATCGTAATTTGTTTCAAATGAAGAATTTGGTAAACCTTTTCCATATCTAGAATTTCTTAAATAATCTAAAAGACATAAAGCTGAGTTATTAGAATAAGTCCAAGTAGATGCTGTGTCTTGCCTATGAGAACCAGAACCACCTTTTGTTGAATCTAATCTAGGATCGTAAATTTTTTTACCTTTAAGAACTACTTTTATTTCTGGCAAAGAACTAAAAGCATCTTGATTCCATTTAAATTTAAAAGCTAAATAAGCAACTCCAGATAATTTATGATTAGAACCCCAGTTTGTTGATTCGTCTAATAATGATGAAACTGATTGACTATCTAATCCATAAAATGATTGAACTGATATTAAACTTTCATCTTTATAAAAATTTGTATCTGAACTATCTACTGTTCTTACAGTGCCATCAGTTAATGCACCTGACCAAGTTACTAATTTATCATTAACATAAATTTCATCTATAGATTCAATTCCATTACCACCACCTTCGCAAAGAACACCTGCCATATAAAGATATGTATTATCTGTTCCAGAACTCTCAACAAATACTCTTGCTATACCCACTTGCCTTCTTCCATAAACTACTGGAATGGCAGTATTATTAGATGCTTTATTAACTAAAATACCTTGTGCAGTTTCTTGACCTTGCACATTTCTTTTTGGTGGTTCAGGTTTTAATACCCAAGAAATTGCTGTTGTGACTACAAGTTGAACTACAAATGCTGTTACTGGATCAAAACCCATTATGAAACTCCCTTTTAAATTTCATAGATCTTCTATAAATAACTGAGTCATCAGATATTCTTAACCACTTTAAAGGTTGATCTACCTCTAATAAATTTCTAAAATATTCTTTGGTCCACTTCATAATTTCTCTTAAATGACTTTTAGCAACTGTTTCTATGTGCCAAATATTATTTCCTGATTTCCATTCATTAGCTTTTAATTTTCCAGTTGTCATAAATCTTTTTTCAACTTCATCACTTAAATAAGCCCAGTTAGTAAAACCAACAACTTCACCATTAACTTTGTGTAGTTGGTATTGTTCTAAATTAAAAGAAGGTAATATTGCATTTACTAAATCTTGGTATTTCATTTTATCGTATCTTGGGAACTGCCTATACAGATGTATAATTTTATATAAATCAGTTATGCTTTGCCCCATTTAATATCCTTTGCTGTTTGTGAAGCATAATCAAATCCAACATCAGTTGGAAAGTGTAACGCTTGTGAATTAGTATTAGTTTTTCTTCCTTTAATTTTATCAAAATCTGCCCAATGTGAAGCAATAGAAATTGAAACAGTTGAATTATTGTTATCTTCCTCAATACTTAAGTTTTCAATTCTTCCATCAAATAATAAAAATGGGTAATTAATTAATGCTTGGTTCTCGTCTAGGAAACCTCTATAAACCCAAGCTCTTTTATCCATATAATCATTATTAAGAAATAAAGAGATTATAGTTTGATCTGCACCACCAAATTTTACTACTAAATTACTTACAGATACTTCTGATGATTCTGCCGATTCAGAACTTCCTAAAAATAATGATGATGCAATATAAGTGTTTCCATCAAAAGTAATATTTTTATAGTGATCTGTATAATAAGTTCCTGTGCTTACTCCTAGATAAACAAGTTCAACTGGATTAAGTTTATTAGTTGCAAGTTCTGTAATTAAGGAAGCATTTAATGATCTAGTCATTATAATACCTCTATAAGATCAACTTCGTATTGATAATAGTTTTCTGTGCCTACTGCAAATTCCTGAATATCGTTTGTTAAACCAACTGTAAAATCTACATTAGAATAAATTATAACTGCATTATCACTTACTGAAGTTCTTAATGGTGGTTCAAATGTTAATGTTCCAGCACCAGAACCATTAGAATTTACATCTTCAACAATCATATAAACTTTGTTTTGACCAGTAAATCTAAAAAAGTCTCCAGCTTTAAATATTCCGTTTGTGCTATTTGCCATACCATCTATTGAACAAGATGTTGCACCTGCACTTACAGAACCATTTACAGAAATAACTCCAGTAGCAACTCCTCTTGTTGTTGAAACTGTTGCTGGTACATATTGAAAAGATTCTAATTGTGATCTTTGTTTCATTATGAAAGCCATAATTGGTGCAAATTCACTTCTAGTCATAACTGGAAATTGTAAAGTTAAAGCAAATCTTTGACCATCTATTTGTCTAGCTTGTCGTCTGCCAGAAGTGGTTGTTGAAACAATAGTATTTTGTTTTGAGCTTATTCCTACTGATTTAGTTGCTGGTGTTGATGGAAATGTGCCACTCATTATATTAAACTAGGTTTTCCTTTACTGTTAAGTGCTTGGTTCATAATATTAACGATAGTTGCTCTATTATCTAATAGTAATTCTTTAACACCTTTAACATCTGTTGCAACAATCGTAAAGTTGAAGCTACTCGCTTTAGACTGCAAGTCTTGGTTCGGTATGATGTTTCCATCGGAACTTGGTATAAACACCTCTCTACCACGTTCTCCTACAGTATAAGGCGTACCTGCATTAACGGCACCACCCTCTGCCATAAAGAACATAGAACCTAAATCAAATAATGTACCTAAATCAAATCCTCCACCCCCACCACCACCAAATATATTGCCCATACTTCCAACAATATCACCTAGTGAACCACCTATTGAACTGAATATATCTCCAACACTAGAACTTAATGATGATAAAATATCACCTATACTGCTTCCTATATTATTAAAAATATCATCAGTATAAGAACCTATATTAGTAAATATATCTGAAACTGAAGTTAAAATAGTATCAAATGAAGTTTTAAGTTTGGTCCATAATTCATCAATGATATTTGTTAATTGTTTTCTAGCCATTTCTTCTGGATTGGCATCAGTTACTCCATCACCAATTTGTTTTCTTTTCTCTTTAGTAATTTCTTTTTCAATAGCTAATCTTTTTAATCCTAATAAAACTGCAATTTCATCTAAAGCTAATAAAGCAAGTTTAGCTAATTGTTCTTCTATTAAACCAGCAATAATTTTAATTAATAAATTTCTAGCTATATCTGCAAATGATGCTTGTAAAGATTTACCAAGAACTATTGATTCAGCTAATGCTTTAGAAACATCTTTAATTCCACTAACCATTCCTTGTGCAATTACAGAATATATATCTTTAAATTGTGCTTTTAAATCAAATGCTGCAACTTGTAATGCTTGAACTGTTTTTTGTGTAGCTGACAATTCTGCTGGTACTTTTGTTGTTTCTTCTACAACAGCTTTTGTTTTTGGTGGGACTACTTCTAATTGAATTGGTTTGCCAAATACAAACTCTTTAAATTCTTTATATTTTCTTCTAATAAAATCTAAACCTTTAGCCATTTCATCAAATGCTTTGTTTAAATATTTTTTCATATTATCAGCAACTGCTTTTATAGGTATAAATAAATCAGATAATATTTCAGAAAATAAACTTATTAGTGGATTAACAATTTGTAAGGCATAAATTAAACCTTGTAATATATTTCTAACAAATAAAGTTATGACATCTATAATTGGTTGTAATGCTTTTAATAATTCTGTTAATTGATCTACAAAACCAGCTAATTCTTCTTGATCTCCTATTTGAAATAAACCAGCTTCTATTGTTTCAAAAAAATTTTTAAAAGAAACATTTAAATCAAAAATAGGTTTTACTGAGTTATTTGCTCTTTTTTCTAACCCTATTAATAAGTTGTCTAATATTAATTGTGAACCCTCAGCAGTATTAGATAATCTCATTAATGCTTTTTCGTCTAATCCTAATTCCTCTCTTAGTATTTGAAATGCTGGAATACCATTAGCTACTAATTGATTTAAAGATTGTATATTAAAACCACCTTGAGCTCCTCGTGCAAATAATCTAGTTAAATCATTTAAAGCATCTACTTTGTTAGTTGCATTACCAGCAGTTTGTGTAAATATTCTTAAAAGTCTATCAGTGGGTGCTACACCATTTTGACTTAATGTAAGAAACGATCTGCCTAATTGAAGTATGCTAAATTGAGTTGTTTTAGCAAATTCAGATAAATCATTAAATGTTTGTGTTCCTTTTTCAATAGAACCAACAGCACTTATAATGTTCCCTCTTAGTTCTTGAAATGTTTTTGTAACATCTATGATTTGTTTCCCAAGCGATACTAGACCAACAGTAGCAAATCCAATTACTGCGTTTTTAAGTGTTAAAAAACTTTGTTGTGTATTATCAGTTTCTTTGCTTACGCCTTTTAAATTATTCTTAACATCATTAAGTGCTTTTGTGGCATTATCTATTGCGGAGATTGTTATTTTTAGTTGCTGATCTGCCATAGTTTAGTTTATCTTTTTCTGCCTTCACTTTAAAATACGCTATCCAATAATAAAATTCTTCCTCAGTTAGAGAAAGCATTTCTTCCATACTTTTTTTTAATTCGTGACCAAGAGCAAGTATGGTGTAAAGCTCTTTGTCAAATCTTACTTTTTTTCGGTATCTTCGTAAGAAGCACTATTCAACATTTCTGTTGCGACTCTAGCTATAACATTTGCGTCAGCATTATTCAATAATGTTAGCTTATCATCTAGCTTAAACATTTTGTTTCCTTCAGAGTCTTTTGCTTTTAAAACGATTGCATCTACTAATACTCCTAGATCATCATTCTTAGCACCTTTAAATAGGTTTCTTTTTTCACCAAGTGTAAATGGTGAACAATAAATTACCAAAGGTTTGCCTTCCTCGCCCCATTCAGCTACCTCAATCTTTTTAATTCCTAAAGATTCAAACTGTGCCTTCACTCTATCTATTACTGCCATATATCTTCCTTTTCTAATTAATTATTAATTTGCTGTTCCAATAGTTACTGCACCGTTACCTTGGAAAGTAATTTCTGCTTCAACCATTCCATCAAAAGATGCACTTACATTATATCCAGTTACGATTGCATCAACAGCATAAAATTTGTCGCCAGTAGAATTGCCTTCTGGGAATAAATTCAATGTGATTGATGAACCAACTGTGCATAATAATTGACCAGCATCAGCTTCGTCAAAAAATACACTTGCTGAACCTGAACTAGCTTTTAAACCAGCTTTATAAGTTCTTA